AACTCAGCGCGTGTACCCGCTGCGGCAATCTTCGCATTACGTGAGGCAGGACCGGAGACAACTTCCAGTGGGGTATGGTCTGATGGAATAATGTTGTCTGCAAACACAGGAACCATTACAGCGCTACCAGCAGGTAGATAATCTTCGTAGCCGATAACGTTAACGAAGACCAGACCGTCCAGTTCAAAAGCGCTAAACGCCGGGAGGTTTGCTCGTACAGCACTATTAAACAGCGTGGACTGAGGCAGAACACCGTGAGCAACTAGGGTGCGGATCTCCGCGTGGTATTTCACTGACTTATAGAAAGTCGGATCACACAGAACCACGATACCTTTGAGAGCCTTAACCCAGCCACCCAGGTTGACACGTAGTGCAGTTGCGGCGGTGTCTAACGACTCCAGCGGACCAGTTGAACCAACATCGATCACAGCACTGGAATAATCTTCGCCGAACTCCTCAGAGAAATCGACAACCTGCTGTTGCGTATATGGTGCGTTAACGACACCAGTAAACAGCGCCCTGGCGAGTACATCCTCTTTTGTAGTGCGGAACTTCATATACTGGCGGATTGATTCATCACTAACCAGCTCGTCCATATTCTGCTGGCGCTGCGTACCGGGACGACGAATACCTTGGAACATACTCGCATCGACCTCGCCAGATAGCACCCAATGCGGGATCTCCAGGAGTCGGTTCAGGGATAGGTCTCGTTCTGTGCCTACCAGTTCCGTCCCATAGCGGTTCACAGACTCTGCCACGGAGATTTTGCCAGCCCGTAGGTCATCTGTTTCAATTTTTGGTGTATCGCTGTGCTTTTCCTGGAAGATGCCTAATTCCTGAATCAGGAAATTATTCCCGAATGGCTTAGTGAAGACACCAGTAAAATCATTATATTTAAAATCCATTTTTATTTTCCTTATTCAGAAACACGATTCAGGCCGCTGGCCTCAATTTGGGCAATAGCATTCGCAACTGCGGTTGCATCGGTGCCAATCAATCCGGCGCGGTTCAGAACACAACCACGGTCAACCACAATCACAGGGACATTAGAGCCTGTCTTGTGGCTATCAAGAGCGATTAGCAGATCGCTACCGCTGGCGTATGCCTCACCTGTGGAGGTGAGCAATGTTCCGGGAACCGCATCCACCGCTAGTGTGGTAAAGGTTTTGGTCTTGTGTGAAAAGACGGGATCATCACGGTAAATTACGACATCCCGGAATGAACGTTCTTCAGAAGATACAATCATCATTAACTCCATAAATTTTTATATTATTTGTACATCCGACATATTCGTCAGGCGGCAGGCAAGAAAAACGCCAGTTAAGGCGCTTAAACTTATGCACCCGTAAGCGGGTTAGCAGCTAAAGCTACTAATCACTTCGTGATGCTGATGCTTGGTTTTTGTCAGAAAAAAGCCGAAGCGAGAGTGATCGCGCCCGGAGGTAGGAGAAATAACGATGATGTTATTCACTCGTTTCACGAGTTAGCCTGACGGCTAATCAATTCGTGATGTTATTATTTTCTGACAGTAGGAATGAGGGAGTACAGCAGCGGGAGACCTCATATCTTCGCTGCCGCACTCAATGCCAGTTTGCATCATGGCTGATGACCGGAGGAGAGCCGGATTTAATGGCAAATCCAGACCAAAGGCCTAGACTTTGTACGCCCTATGACATCGCAGCGCGATTTAAAACAAAGTTTTAAACCCGTCCACGGGTGCTAAAGGCGAATCTTTCTTTTCTGGAGTACACCCAGCGGCTATGGCTTCACCTTCCCGTGAGAGTAGGCCGCTTAGCGGTGAAC